GAGACCGCTTCGGTGCCGTCCAAGTATTCGTCGATCAGCGTCGCCGCCGCCGGTACCAGCTCAACGATCCGCGCCGTGTCGACGTCCTGCTCGGTCAGGCGCAGGATCGCCAACACCTCCGCCGTCGTCGCGTCGAGGTCGTACCACACCGCCGTCGCCGGCGGGTCGACGTCACTCACGCCGGGGCAGGATCCTCAGGCTCGTCATCGGGTGGGACGTCTGGGTCTTCGGGTGTCATGCGGATACCTCCTGTTGTTCGAGCCAATCGATGAGCGTCACCCGGCCACGATGGCCCCGTTCGGCGGCGAGTACGGCGGCGGCCTCGTCGGGATGTTCGGCGACGTACGCCTCGACCTCGTCGACGGTGTACGCACCCGGGTCATAGACGGCCGTCTTCGCCTTGGGTGGTTTGTCCGGCTCGTCGACAACCGGTGGCGGTTCGGTACCGGGTGCGGCGTAGTCGACGCCGACAGCTGCCGAGTTGAACAGTCCGGCGGCGGCGTCACTCATCACGTCGTCTGAATGTTGATCACGCCACCGTTGGCGAACACGACCGTCTCGAAGTCGCCGGCGTAACCAACCTGGACGCCCCACACAGACGGCTCATTGACCTGCATCGCCCCATACCGGTCTTCGTAGTTGCGGACGTTCGAGCGGTAGGTGAACAGGACCGTGCCGGAAGCGAGGCCGGCGGCGAGCACGGCGGTGATCCCACTGATCGCACCCTGCGGACCCTGCATCGTCAGATCCGACGCGAGGAATCCGCTCGATGTCGTATTCTGCGGGTTGATGTTGGGGAACAGTGGACCGATCACGCCGAGCTTGTCGGCGGCAACGGCGAGCACCGGTCCGGTGGCCGGGATGTTCGCGGTGCGCAGACCGGCAGCAGCCTGACCGGCGGCACCCCACACTGCTTGAGCGATGCTGAGCGCGGTCGCGCCGGTCGCCGGGATGTCGACCGTCGATGCGGTCGCCGCGGCGACAAGGGCGTCGGCACATGCGTCCTCGGTCACGATCGCGTACTGACCGCCAAGGTCGGCGATGATCATGTCGAGAACCTGGGGCGACGTGCGACGGATGTCCTGTTTCGAAACGTTGACGTAGCCGCCATAGGTCGGCGCCGTGATCGACGTCTTCGTCACCGTCATCTTGCGTGACGCCATCTCAGCCTTTTCAGCCGACTGGACGTCGACCTGGGTGTGCTGCGTCACCCGCGCATACGCCCATGAGCCGGCGCCCAGATCTTGCGTGCCGAGCGCGGTGACGAGCGGGCGGGCAGCGTCGACCCCGTTGACGACAGGTTCGACGATCCGCTCGGGAAGCAGACCGGGGTTGTCGGCGGTGGTCTGGTGGGCGGCGACACGGTGGAACACCTCGAGCCGGTTGAACGCGTCCTGATCACCCATCCGCGCCGTGTACAGATCAGCGATGTACTCGCCCGCCGACCGGTACTCGACCTTGCCGACGAGCTTGCCGGTGCGGGCCGTGTGGATCGCCTCATCCAGTTCGGCGGTCCGCTGGCGGGACTGTTTGGCAATGTCGGCGGTCGCCTTCAACGGCTCCAGCTGGGTGAGCAGCTCGGCTTGACGCTCACGGGCGTTGCCGATCATCTTCATCTCTTCGCCGTTGAGGTCGCGGTTCTTCTCCTGGGCGCCGGCGATCATCCCTTCGATGAAGGCTTGACGCTCCTCGAACTCCGCCTCGTGGCGGCGAATCATGGCATCGGTCGCGGACATGGGGGGCACTCCTACGTGGATCACCACCGCACCCAGTGCGGCGTGGGTTACACGTAGTCAGCGATTCGGCCCCACAACGGGCGGCGGACCCGGTCCTCAACAACGCCCGGTAGCCAGAGCGGACTACTCGGTCAGACGGGAACCGTACCGCCCGGAGTTAAACCAGGCAAGTACTTGGTCCAGGTTCGGTGTCGGCACCGGCGCAGCCGGCGGCGAGATCGCGGCGACGACACGGGTCACCAGTTCGGTCATCTGATCGGGCCGGTCACGCACAGCGAGCACCGCAGCCCCCTCATACGCCGGTTCAGGCACCAACGCGATGTGGACCAGCCAACATTTCGTGAGATGCACCTGACGGCGGTCCCGTGACCAACGTTCACCACCGGGCATCGGCCGATAACCGACCGACGCGCTGAGCACACCGTCAGCGGCCAACTCGAGCGTTTCGTCGCCGAGCGGTGTGCGTGACAGTTGCAGATTGGCGACCAGCCCCTCGTCACGCTCCGGATGCAGGCTGACGGTGCGGCCGCAGGCCCGTTCCCGGGCATGATCCCGGTTGACGTGGATGCGGGCCGCCCTGCGTTCGATCCCGGTGTACGCCCCCGGATCACACACCTCCGACACGATGCGACCGTCGGACCACGGCACGATCGCCTCCTCGTTGTACGGGTGGGCGATCACCTCGATCGTCCGTTCCGGATAACGCACATCGGTGATCGCCCCCGACGCCCGGTACAGGATCGGACCCGATGGTTCAGGTGAGCCGCCGGCAATGGCGACACCGTCCGGCGGCTCACCCGATGACTGCAACCCCTCAAGCGTGGACTCGGCGACGGTCATTGCAGCACACTCATTGAAGTACTCCACTCGTGAGAGTCGGTGACGGCGCAGCGACGTTGAACCGTTCGGCCTCGGCGATCGCTACGGCGTCGAGCACACCGAGCCCGGCGTAGATCGCCCATGTCTGCGCCCGCGTCAACGGGTCAGCCTTGACGTACTCGTCACGGTTCACCTCGAGCGTCGTCCCCCGCGGCAGCAACCACCCGGACAGTGCAGCCATGCACGTCGTCACCTTCGGCGACAGGCCGGCCCGCCAGTGATAATCGAACAGGGCCGTCACGTTCGAGTACGTCATCGAATCACCGCCCGACGGCAGGCCGACGAGGAACGGCGGCACACCCAACAACACAGCGATACGCGACTCGTTCCACCGCGACAAGTCGACGAGTGCGAGCTGTTCCGGCGAATACGACTGCGCCGAAAACTCGACGCCACCCGACAGGACCGCCGGATAGCCGAGCGACGACATGCGCGCCTCCACCCACTGCGCCTGCAAATCACCCGCCTGCTTCGCCGTCAACTCGTCGGGGTGCGTCAAGGTGCCGGCCGGCAGTCCGCCACCGGCAACCAGATTCGTCGCGTACTGCGCCAACATCCGCGCCGCCAACACCCGACCCGCACCCGCCTCCAACGGGCCATGGCCGTGCGCCTCACCGTCAGCGATCTGATACGGGATGTGCAACAGGTCACCGGTGACATCCAGCCCACCGATCGAATAGCGCCGCGCACTGCCGTCCATCTCGATGTTGACCATCCACGGCGCCACCACATGGAACCGGGCCGGCCACCCCGTCGAGTACCGCGCCGTGACCAGGACGAACGCCTCGCCGAGCTGGAAGTCCCACAACAGGGATTTGGCGAACTGGACCCACGAGTGATAGCGGTCCGGGTCCGGGTTGACCAACCAGTCAGCCGAGAGTGACGGCGCAGCGTTAACCAGATAGGGCGGCATGATCGACATGATCGAGCTGTTCAGGTCGACGCACAGCCACGCCGTGTCGGTCAACGCCTGAGCATGACCCCACAACGGCGTCGACCATTCGGCCGGCCACCCCGACCACGCCGACGGGCGGACAATCGAACGCGGCCAGGGTGCCGGCGTCCCTTCGGACAGCAACACGACACCGTCAGGGTCGCCGGGCACGGCCGAAGGGGGACCGACCGTACCCGGCAGCGCAGCGGGATCGTTGGCGTTCGGCGTCACCGGCGTGTCGTCCCGTGGGATCAGCGAACGCTCGTGCACGACGAGGCCCGACGGGGTACGAAACTCCACCGGGACAGCATCTTAGCCACACGACAACGCGCCCAGCGAGATTCTCAGCCGAGCACAGGGCTTTGCAAAGCCCGTAGAGCCGCGAAACGGGTCTCAGTGCACCGCAGGAGCCGGCGACGGTGTCTGCGCCGCCCACAACGCCCACAACACCGCCCGCAACAGGTCGGACCGCGCCCCCGGCAACAACGCCAACACCCCGCTACCGGCGACCAGCCGCACCCGCGCCGCCTCCAACTGCGCATCCAACGCCGCCGTCGAATCATGAACCACCCGCCCCGTCGACACGAGATCACGCAACAACGACAACGCCCGCGCCGCATCCACCGCCTTCGCCCGCGACACCGCCGAACGATTCGGAAAATCCCGCGGCACCTGCCCCTCCACCGCCGGATCAACCACCAACCGCGCCCCCGGCGACGCATCCACAAACTTGCGGGCCCACACCAACGCCTCATCCCACGACTCGCACACCACCCCATCGACCTCGAACACCCCCGCCGCGTCGACCGCGGCGAACGCCACCGCCGCGCCCTCACCACCGTTATCCGCCAACGCCACCCACCCCGCACCCACCGGCACCACCGACCCAGGCCGCCCCGCCCACGCCCCGTCCCCCAGCAACGGCAAACCATGCTGCGGCCCCTCCGCCACCAACGGCGCCTCGTTCAACCACTGCGACCGAAACGCCTCCAACGGATCAGGCTCATCCGAATCAACAGACTTCCCGGCCGTCGCCCGCTCCAACGCCCGCCGAATGTGCGACTCACGGCGCGCATGCCAGAACGGCGACGCCTGCCGCCACGCCCCGACATCGTCGAGCTGACACGACCTGGGCGCCGACCACTCGATGAACAGGTCCGACCACCCGGCCGGGGCGTCGAGGTGCTCGAGGCAGGCCGTGCGCCGATCCAACACCAACGACGTCATCCGCCGGTGCGACGTCGTCACCAGGATCAGCTGCGACTGAGCGCGCTCGATCATCGTCGGCACCAACCCCTCCTCAACCGACGCCGCCGACACCTTCCACGCCTCATCGGCGACGGCGAGATCGACAGAGAACCCGTACACCGCCTCCTTCGCCCGCAACATCCACCGGCTGCCGTCGGCCAGCAGCTCGATCTCCTCCTGCCCGTTCACCTCCCGCACCTTGAACACGTCCGGCTGCGCCTTCGCCCACAACCGCGCCCGATGCTGCATCTCCTTACAGATCGACAAATCCTTGCCCGTGTGCAGGACGAGCTGGGCGTCACCGAAATGCTCACCCTGATGGATCCGCCACAAACACAGCTCGCGCAAAAGCCACGACTTGCCGACCTGCCGCGCCAACGTCAACACCAACGCCTCCCACACCAACGCCCCGTCAGCGTCGACCTCGAGCAACCGGTAAGCAACGAGCTGCTGCCACCACCGCAACGGCTTCCCCGAACGCCGCGCCGCCCACTCACAGAACTCCGGGCCGAGAGTGCCCACCGCCCGCGGATGCGGCGCCGTCATATACCGCGGCCACACCGCATCCGCCGGCACCTTCAGTAGCTGGCGCAGCCACGGCACCCGCCAGATACGTCTCTTGACATCGAGCCCCTCCGGCTCAGGTGGCAGCACAGGCGCGGCGACCTTCGGCGACTTGCCCATAGCAGCGCGCCAACCACCCGAGAACTTGATGTTGCAGCGCAGATGAGCCGGCTCGAAGCGACAACAACCCGA